GGAATAGTTATCTCCTTACCCCAATACTTACTTGATCTACGGATTTTGAATTTGCCTAAGTTTATCTTTGTCATCGTAAATACAAAAACACTTATAAACATATATAAGACTGTATATATTTAGATGAAGACATACGAAATACTACCAGAAGACTTAGAGTTAGCGGTGTATCTGGCCGACAAGATAGCTAGCGTAGACTCCGACAGCAAAAACAAACTAGTGCTCATCGAAAACCATGATCTCATAGGTTTCTTAGGGATGTTGGCCGTCGAGAAACTACTTCTTGAACATAATATTGACTATGAATATCATGAAATTTCCCCTAAACCTATTCATGAGCCATACGACTATAAAGTTGGGGAATATAAGATCGAGGTTAAAAGTGAGAGATCGGTTGAGAAACCTGATGAGGAATGGCTCTGCCACATCAGAGATGCACAACTCCAGAAATACCTTGAGGATCCACCTGACATATTCATATTTACAATAGTAAATATTCGTCTAAAAAGAGTTTTTATACTTGGGTGGGCGACGATAGACGACATACTCGAACATGGAAAACCAGTCTCTAAAGGAACATACATAAAAAGAAACTATATATGTAAAGAGGAAATGTGGATCATACCCAAAAACAAGTTAAGACCAATAAATGAATTAATTAGAAAACTTAAGGCTTAACAAAAGCACTCAAACCAACATGATACCTATGCCTCTTAACATACTTATGTCTATGTTTTAAATGGATATTCTCTGGATCTGGATTTACAACATAAACTTTATATGGACATCTTCTACCACCACAAGAAATAACTAAATTCATATTTTCCAGCTTTCTTAAGGCACGAGAAACACATGAATAACTCAAACCACTCAAACCAACAACACCCCCCACATCCAAACCACCAAAACAACACAACAAACCAAAAACAAACCCCTCAACACCACCCAAACCAAAACGCTCAACAACATCATTCCTTACCTTAGACCTTATATAAACATATATTGTAGATGGACTATACAGTTTTCCTATGCGCCTAATAAACCCGAACTTTAAAAGTTTCTTTAAATGATACAATACAGCTCTCTTAGTAATATTAAAATATTTTGCAATCATACGTGCAGTTAAACACCCATTCTTAACGAACAAACGCAGAATCTTAGTCAATAACCCGTTCCATCCATCCCTCGGACCTCTACGCCTATGGCGACCGTGAAAATTTTTTATATAAGCATGATTACCTAATCTATTCATGTAGGCCCCCCTAGTAACCCGATGAAGCCATTTACGGCTGAGGATTTTACATCTCCTTCATCATCTCCTGCACAGTCTTAATATAATCCTGAATCGTTATACGGTTAAATCCATATACAACCCTCAAATACTTTTCAACCAGTTTCGGAACTCTGGGATCATTATATTTCGTAACTCCATTCTTCTTAAGATAATCAATCACCTCAAGCAGCCTTTCGTATCTTGATTTCAGGAATCTCCTCTTCATACAAGATATAAATATAAAAAATGATATTTAATATTTATGTATCTAAGGATGAGCAAGATGGAACTAGAAGTTGTTAAGGAACTTCAGAAATATGGTTTGAGGTTCGAAGTTAACAAACCAATCTGCGTCTACATGACTTATCCTGACATCTACTTTCCAGAATATAAGTTATGTGTTTACATCGATGGTCCACCACACAACAAAAAGCATCATGAGGAGATGGATCAAATGCTCAGAGATGCATTAAGAAAACGTGGATACAAAGTCCTAGAAATAAAATACGATAGATACTCAAAGAAAAAAGCTAAAGAAATAGTTATGGAGATAATGAGTTTTTTGGGTGGGAAAGGGGAGGGACTCTAGGGACAAACACCCCAGTAATGTACTTCGCCTTACTTATCATTAAGTGCTGTGTTTCGTACTTTGTTGGGGTCCGAGGCCCTCCTTCCTAGAACCCACTTTTCACATGAAACATACCTAAAAACTTATATATGGCTTTGGTAAAATGTTATTTTGGTGTTTTTCCATGGAATTTGAAATAACAAGGTTGGATCCTAACAACCGTATCTATATTCCGAAGGATGTCTTGGATAAGGTTGGGTTTTCTAGAAATGACTATCTTGTCATTTTACCAAAGGGTGATCATATAGTTATTGCAAAAGCCGAAATAAAAATACCATACCTAGAAAAACACCCTCCACCAATAGAGGTGCCATCAAGTAAGGAGATTCCTCCCGCTCAACCGAAGGCTAGGGTTGGGGCGAAGGAGGAAATCGCTGAACAATATTTTCCGATCACCGAGTTCCAAAAACAGTATATCATAGGTATGTGTAATAAACTTGGTAAACCAGTACCTGAAAACCTGGATTTGATGGACCGTAGGGAAGCATCAAACCTAATTAGTCAGTTACAAGACGAACTCAAAAAACAAAGAACCAAAAAATAATTTTTACCAACATCTTCTTTTTTTATTGGTATGGTTTTTGTTAGGAAGGTTAGGGGAAGCAATACTTATGTTTATGAGGTTGTTAGGGGTAAATGGCGCTATATAGGTAAGGAGAAACCGATAGATTACTGGATAAACAAGATTCATCAAGGCGACTGCCTAGAGCTACTAGCTCAGATGCCAAGCGAATCAATAGACATGATAATGTTCTCACCACCATACTATGGATTAAGGGATTATGGCGAAGCAGCAAATAAAATTTGGGGTGGAGATCCAACTTGTAAACATGAGTGGATGGAGTATGTGAAGCCGAAGGAGAGGGGTAGCTATGGTGAGTCTTCATGGCATAGGCCATCGAGAGATCATGAGGCTAAATGGAAACCCCAGACATCAAGCTTCTGTAAGAAGTGTGGTGCTTGGTATGGTCAGCTTGGTTTAGAGCCTGACTATAGAATGTATTTGGATCACATGGTTGAAATATTTAAAGAGCTTAAACGAGTCTTGAAGAAGACAGGCTCAATCTACATAGTTATAGGGGATACATACGCTAGTAGTAGGGGTCCATCTAAACAAGGAATACAACCAAAAAGCCTAATGATGATTCCCGAGAGACTAGCAATTAGACTAGTTGATGAATTAGGATTAATACTCCGCAATAAGATAATATGGCTTAAATTAAATGCTATGCCAGAGAGCGTCAAGGATAGACTAGCTAGGAAATACGAGTTTATTTTTCATTTTGTGAAGTCAAGAAGATACTATTATAACCTGGATAATATTAGGATACCTTGGCAAGATAGGAGGAAAACCGATATTAAAAGAGCCTTAGAGAAACATCCTGGATATGATGGAAAGCATCGAAACGGTGAAGCTAGGGGACTTAGAGGTGGGCCTGTGGGAAATCCCTTAAGAGGTAAGAATCCTGGTGATGTTGTTAAGCATGATATTGCAGTTGGTAGAATAGGGAATTATTCATATAGTGATCCTTTACATACAAAACCATACCACCCAAAAGGAAAGAATCCGGGAGATATAGTTAGGTTTGATAGTAAGTTTTTGAGGGGTGATGTTAAGACTGCTAGTCCAGGTGCTAGAGCTATAAGAACATTAGTAGAGGGTAAATTAACTACAAAAGTTAAAAGGAAGATTCGGGATGTAGGGGCATATCTAAAGCAGAAGAAGAAGGAGAGTGGATATACTATGAGGGAATTAGCTGAATTAACGGGAATAAAAAAGACTACATTAGAACACTATTTTCGAACAGATTTCTCTGGCCAAGCATTACCAGATAGAGAAACATGGAATAAACTTAAACCTCTATTAAATCTAGGCGAATACGATGAATTTATAGATGAAGAAATTAAATCGGCATTACCACAGCCACATCCAAAAGGACGTAATCCCGGAGATTATTTAGAGGTTTCGACTAGACCTTTGAAAGAAGCTCATTACGCTCCATATCCAATTGATATTTGTCTATATCCGATATTGTCTTCTTGTCCTCCTGATGGTGTTTTACTTGATCCTATGTGTGGTTCGGGAACAACTTTATTAGCTGCAGAGTTGATTAATCGTGGGATGTGGAGTAGTTTTAGACTGCCTGTAAATGAAATAGCTAAGAGTCAGAAGTGGAACATTAAATATATTGGTTTTGAGATCGTCCCAGAATATATAGAGATAGCATATAAGAGGTTGAGGGAGTTGAGATGATTTATTTTAGGGGTGCTAGGGATAGGGCTTATACTTTTGGTAGTTATTTGACTTTGAATTTGGCTGAGGCTGCTTGAGGTGATTGATTATCTTAAGAAGAATGGAGTTACGAAATATAATGATCCCAGAGTTCCGAAACTGGTTGAAAAGTATTTGAGGGTTGTATATGGATTTAACCGTATAACGATTCAGGATTATATTAAGACTGTGCAGGAGATGATGAAGGAGATGTAAAATCCTCAGCCGTAAATGGCTTCATCGGGTTACTAGGGGGGCCTACATGAATAGATTAGGTAATCATGCTTATATAAAAAATTTTCACGGTCGCCATAGGCGTAGAGGTCCGAGGGATGGATGGAACGGGTTATTGACTAAGATTCTGCGTTTGTTCGTTAAGAATGGGTGTTTAACTGCACGTATGATTGCAAAATATTTTAATATTACTAAGAGAGCTGTATTGTATCATTTAAAGAAACTTTTAAAGTTCGGGTTTATTAGGCGCATAGGAAAACTGTATAGTCCATCTACAATATATGTTTATATAAGGTCTAAGGTAAGGAATGATGTTGTTGAGCGTTTTGGTTTGGGTGGTGTTGAGGGGTTTGTTTTTGGTTTGTTGTGTTGTTTTGGTGGTTTGGATGTGGGGGGTGTTGTTGGTTTGAGTGGTTTGAGTTATTCATGTGTTTCTCGTGCCTTAAGAAAGCTGGAAAATATGAATTTAGTTATTTCTTGTGGTGGTAGAAGATGTCCATATAAAGTTTATGTTGTAAATCCAGATCCAGAGAATATCCATTTAAAACATAGACATAAGTATGTTAAGAGGCATAGGTATCATGTTGGTTTGAGTGCTTTTGTTAAGCCTTAAGTTTTCTAATTAATTCATTTATTGGTCTTAACTTGTTTTTGGGTATGATCCACATTTCCTCTTTACATATATAGTTTCTTTTTATGTATGTTCCTTTAGAGACTGGTTTTCCATGTTCGAGTATGTCGTCTATCGTCGCCCACCCAAGTATAAAAACTCTTTTTAGACGAATATTTACTATTGTAAATATGAATATGTCAGGTGGATCCTCAAGGTATTTCTGGAGTTGTGCATCTCTGATGTGGCAGAGCCATTCCTCATCAGGTTTCTCAACCGATCTCTCACTTTTAACCTCGATCTTATATTCCCCAACTTTATAGTCGTATGGCTCATGAATAGGTTTAGGGGAAATTTCATGATATTCATAGTCAATATTATGTTCAAGAAGTAGTTTCTCGACGGCCAACATCCCTAAGAAACCTATGAGATCATGGTTTTCGATGAGCACTAGTTTGTTTTTGCTGTCGGAGTCTACGCTAGCTATCTTGTCGGCCAGATACACCGCTAACTCTAAGTCTTCTGGTAGTATTTCGTATGTCTTCATCTAAATATATACAGTCTTATATATGTTTATAAGTGTTTTTGTATTTACGATGACAAAGATAAACTTAGGCAAATTCAAAATCCGTAGATCAAGTAAGTATTGGGGTAAGGAGATAACTATTCC